GAGCCGAGCTGCGAAAGAAGCAAGGGCTGTGCCGGAAATGCACCAACCGGGCGCGGCGCGCGGGACTCTGCGAGGCGCACCATGCGGCCGCGATAGCCGCGCAGCGCCGCAGCCGCACCGGCGAGAGCACGCCCCGCCCCGCTCTGTCAGCCGACGAGGCGCAGGCGCGCGCCCGCGGGCAATGCAGAGCGTCGCCTTTTCGGGTCTGCCTGCGTCGCTTCGATGAGCTCGGACCTGAGAGATTTCGTGCATGGCTGGTCGCAGAGATTGAACGCCGTTCACTTGGTGGGCCGGGTGCCGCTCTCGATTTGAGCGACAACGAAGGCCAGCCGTTCCATGCTCATCTCGGTTAGTGGCGTCGCCTCGTCCACGCCCATCAGCTTGTTGAGCTTGATGAGGTAGCGGTCCACGTTGTTCCCGTCGCTGGACGGGGCGTACTTTTCGACCCACTGCCGGACGTTGAACCCGCGCCCCTGGTCTTTCAGCAACTGACGGTGCAACGCTCGCATGCCGTCGCCCGGGCTCTCGAATTTGGCCCAGTAGCCTCCGCCCTCCTTTGGTTCGCCTCGCGTTGCGCCGGCCTGCCCCGCGTACATGAGGCTGCCCGGGTTGTTGTGAACGTAGGCAATGCGCGATTCCTTCGGGATGGCCACGATATCACCAGCGGCGGATTCCTGCTCGGAGCGCCCGCGCTGCCCCGCCACGCCGCGTTGACTGTTGAGGCTGCGCAACTGGTTTCGCAGGTCAAAGAAGCGCGGGTTTTCCGTCTGGCTCTCCTCGTCAGCAGCCTTCACGCTCTGGCCCAGCAGGTTGAGCCCGCGCTTCACGTCATCGTAGGTGCCGGCGCTCTCGATGGTTTCGCGCGTCCTGGCAAACTCCTGCTCCGTCACCGCCGCCCCGCTGACAGCCTTCAGGTACTGCGCCGTGGCGAACCCGAGCGCCTGGCGCACGGCCTTGGCGTCTTTCGCGTTGATGGCGTTCGGAAGGTACTTGGCGAGGGGCCCGAGCCCCGCGACATCTCCGCTGCTCTCGAACTTGGTGATGGCGCGGTCCGCCGTCTCCAGGGCTGCCCGCAGCGTCGCCCTCTCCTGGAAGCTCTTGTTGTAGGCAATCCACTGCTTGTGCGCTTCCTTGGGCGGCAACCCGTTCTTGGCCGCGTAGTCTGCGAGCGCCTTGGCTCGGAAGTTCTCAGCGTTGAACGGCTGCGGCGCCGAGCCGGGCGTGTTGACGTCCTTGATGGTTTCGTCCCGCTCGAGCTTGGTGAGGGCGTCGACCTTGTGCCGCGCGATATCTGCGGTCCACTTTTTGCGAACAGCATCAATGCGAGCGGGCTCGACCTTGTTCTTGTTGCCCAGAAGCCGCGCCTCGAGCTCTTTCAGAGCCGTCTCTTTCTGCTTCGCACGCAACATGTCTTCTGCCGCGTCGATGGAGCCAAGCTGCCTAGTGAGCTCCTTTATCATGACGCTCTGGCTCTCGCGCTGCTCGCGCACGTCCTCCTCGAGACGACGGTCGAGAGCGCCTAGCGTGGCGTTCTGGTAGCGCCCGTCCGTCAGCCCTGCGAGCATGCCGCCGGCGATGGAGCCGATGAGCGTCGAGACGAGACCCCAGCCTTTAGGGAAAGCTCGGTGTCGGTCCGGCTCCTGCGCGCTGACGGCGGCGATTTTCTGCTCCACGCGCGCGCGTCGCTCGAAGATTAGCTTCTGTTCGAGCGCCTGTTTGGCCATGTCCTCCTTGACCTTGCGCTCGTCTTCAGCCTGCCGCAGCTTGTCCTGCTCGAGCTGCGACTCCATCGCCGTGGACTCGGCCAGCGCCGCCTCGCGCTCGAGCCTCGCCACGTCCTCGATGCCGCCCGCGGCGCGGTCGTAGCCTTCGGGCGTCAGCCCCTTGGTGAGCCGCTCCTGCGGCATGAACCCGCCCTCAGAGCCCTCCGACAGCATGGCTGGCGCGGCGTCGGCCACACCAGGCTTCAGGATGGAGGCGGCGTCGGCCGGCGGCGGCGTCAGAGGCTTTCCTGCCGGGTCGAGCGTCGGGTCTGTCCCGAGCGCACCAGCGACCTTGGCTGCGTCGCCGATTGGCTTGGGCGCATCCGCTGCGCCGACCGACAGGATGCCCATCGGACCCTGCGCCGCGGCGTCTGCCTCCATGTTGAATTGCGGCCCGGCCTGCGTGGGTTGCGGGCCGTTGAGCGCCGTGGTGATGGCAGAGGCCTCCGCCGGCACGGTCGTTAGGAAGGCGCCGGTCGCATCGTCGAAGATGTCCACCAGCGACGGGTCGTTCGGGTTCGGCTTGCGTGCCATTTATGCGCCCTTCGTGGCGAGGCTCGCGGCCGCGTCCACGCCGCCGAGAATGAGCTTGAACGCATCGAGCGGACCGATGTTCTCCTGCGCCGCAATCTGCTCCATCGCGGCTTTCAGAGTCGAATCGATGCCGTAGGTGCGAACGATGACGTCCCAAGCTGCCATCTGCTGGTTGACGTCCATCTGCGCGAATTGCGCCTGATTGTTGTAGAAGTCCCGGGCGAGCTGGCCGAGCTGGCCGCGCTGCTCCGTGGTGAAGTTGAGCTCCTGCCCGTACTTCTGCGCCATGATGCCGAGCACGTTGGTTGCCGCGCTCTGGTTGCTCTCGGCGATGCGGGTGGCGCGGTCCGCCGTACCCTGCGCCACGCCCGCGTAGATGTTGGCCGCGCCGGTAGCCGCAGCCGCGCGCATCTGCTGCTCTTGCAGGACGGCCTGATTGGCCTGCTGCTGGATTTGTGGGGCCGCGCCCATGGCCGCCTTGACGCCCGCCTGGACGTTGCCGATGCCGCCAGGGCTGGAACGCCCGACCGCGAGCTGCTGCGAGAGAGCCTGGTCTCCAATCATCTGGGCCTGGCTCGGAGCGTTGAGGATGCGGTCCACCAGCTCGCTCGACATCTGGAACGCTCGGTCAACCTCGGGGTTGCGAGCTGTGCCCGGGTCAACGGCGTTCTCGCCCGCGAACGTGTTGGCTAGGTCTGCGGTGTTGTCGGCCGGCTTCTCGATGCCGTAGAAGCTCGAGAGCGCTGCGTTGCCGCGCCCCGCCGCGTCGTCCCGCATCCCGCCAAGCCGGTTGGTGAGCACCTTCGAAAAGGCCGCCGTCTGGTTCTGGATTTGCTGGCCGGGCGCCGCGGCCTTGTAGCCGCCGGCGGGCGTGGTGGGCGTCAGCCCGGGCGAGCCGTCCGGGTTCGGTCCGCTGTTGGCCGTGCCGTAGACGGTCGTGCCGGCTGTCCCTGGCTCGGGCGCGAAGGCCTGCGTCGTTTCGTCCTCTTGCCAGACCTGGTATCCGGTCGAGGGGTCAATCACATAGGGCATCTTGGAGTCCTTTACTATAGCAAAACTTATGCCACTTGTCCAGTGGAACCCACCCGGACCATGTTTTTCGAGCCGTCCACCTGCGCGGCCCACCCGTTGAGCTGGAGCCCCGCGCTGCCCGTGCTGGCATGCGTCACGATGAATTTGACAGCGAAGCGGCTGGCCTTCTGGTTTGCCAGGGACCAGAAGCGCTCGAATGCGCCCTCCGTGCCGGCGAAGGTCTCGCTGCCGAGAGACACGAACCCCGCGCCGTCGTCGTAGTCGATGAGCGCCTGCAGGGTGCAGGGGCCCGCCGCCGTGCCCAGAAGGCCAATCTTATAGACCCGGCCCCAACCGAGCGCTTCCTTGATGCGCACCAGCCCGCTCTCGAGCGTGAGCGAGATGAAGGTTCCTGTCCCGGGCGCCGCGTCTTGCTGGTAGATGACGCCGCTCGAGAGCCACACCAGCCGCCCATCGAGCTCCGCCAGCGCGCTGACGGGCCCGCCCACGTTGTCCACGAACCAAAGACTACGGCGCAGGTCATAGATGAGGATTCGCCCGGACAGGCCGTCGGCGGCGTTGCATGCGAACGCCACGGCCATTTGCGAGCGGATATGCACGGCCGCAGTGATGACAGGGAATGCCGCCAGCGTCTCCCGCACGGGCTGCCCGACCCAGGATACCTCGCCCGCCCCTGCGCCCGTTTGCGCGCGCGCCAGGAGCATGAGCTTGTCGGTCGCCATCTGGAAGAACGCGCCGGGCGGGGCGACGATGACGGAGCGCCAGTCGATGCACCCGCCGGGCGTCGGGACGCCAATCATCGAGTCAAATTCGCCCGTGCCGCTGCGCTCGGGCCCGCGCCCTGGAACCTGCTGGATTTCGTCCTGCGACCACACCAAACCGACCTGCTCGAAGGCGGCGACGGCCGTGATGGCCTGGTTCGCGCGCTGTGTGTAGGCCGCCTTGGCGAAGGCGAAAGAGACCTGGCGGCCCGGGATGAGCAGGTCGCTCATCAGCCACGTCGCCGCGTCTGGCGTCCCGCCCGCGAAGGCGCGGTCCCGCGCGGGGCTCACGTAGCTGAAAGGGAACGGCGCCGAAATCTCGAGCCCGCTTTCGTCCGAGTAGATGACCGCGTTATCCGAGAGCGACGTGTCCGAGCGTGAGCTCGTCAGCGTCACAGGCGCGGCGCTGTCATCGTTCACGTCGATGGCCTGCACCACGTCGAGCTGGAAGTTGGCGCCATTGCCGATGGTGCGATAGAGCTCGACCACGACCGTCAAACTCTGGTCGCGGAAAGCGCGATGTCTGCGCAGGCTGTGCGGCGTCGTCACCAGCCACGAAATGGCGTCGTCCGCGCCCGTCAGGGTCTGCGAGAGCGGCGGCGAGGGCTGCGACCGCGCCACCAGGTTCTGGCCGTTGTAACATTTCCAGACGGCCTTGACCTGGTAGGTGGTGAGCTGCGTGAGGCTTCCGTTCGTGGCGGTCGAGCTGAACAGCACGATGGGGCATTCGGCGAAGCCAATCTCGCCCATGGTGCGCCCATCGTAGGTGAGGGGCAGCCCGCCAGAGATGAGCAGCTCGCCGGCAACCTTCGCCATCTGCCGGCGCTGGGTTGCGTCGGCGCTGGCCTCGATGATGGTGGCGCGCAGGCTGTTGTTCGCGATGCCCGTGTTCTCCGCGAGCTGCACGTAGGCCATGTAGACCTTGGTGCCTGCGGTCGCTCCGTTGCAGATGCGATTTGGGCCGCCCACTTCCTCGATGAGCTGCGCCCCGAGGAAGCACTGGGGAAGCTGGCGATTGCCCACCACGTGGAAAGTCCCAAGGGATGCGTTCGACGCAATCATGTCGACCCAGCCCGAAAACTCTTCGTTGGTCGTGGCGACGGGCCCGCATTCGGGGCGCGCATCCGCATAGCTGACGGTCGCGGTCGTGCCGTGCGTGCTTTGGATGAGCGTCTGCAACAGCCCAAGGCGCGTGCTGTCATTCGTCCCGACCACGCTGATACTCGTTCCGTTCGACTGGAGGCACGCCCCGAGCCGCGCACCCGAGCCGCCCGCACCGCCAAACAGGCTCGTGGGGCCGCTCTGCACCGCGCCCGCCGCGTTGAACGTGGTGGCGAAGTACTCGAAGCTGGCGTCCTGGTAGCAGAGCGTGAGCAAGGTGCCCGCCACGTTGCCCACCAGCGCGACGGCCTCCGCCGCGGCGGCCAGACCCGTCCAGGTGGCCACGAATGCGCCCGCGCTCGAGTAGGTGCGGATTACCGCGCTCGACGCGGTACACCACGCCACGGCAGAGCCGGTCCCGAAGGTCGAGACCGCCAGGTCAGTGACCGTGGTTGCGTTCGAAAGAAGCGTCGAGATGCTCGAAATCGTCTCGTCGTTGACCGGGTCAAAGTTGCATCGGACGATATCTTCGTCGGCATCCACGCCGTAAATCCAGAAGTCCGAGCCGGCATAGACGACACGCGCAAGGCGCATGTCCACGTCCACCAGGAGTAGCGTCTGGTTGGTGGTCGGCTCGAAAACATGGATGGTGGATTCCGTCGCCCGCGCGATGACCGCGCACACGTAGCCCGCGCCGCAAGCGAGCGAGACGTGGCGGACGGTCCCGCCCTGGTCCGGCACGGCGCCCACCTCCCGCACGTTGGTGAGCGTCGGCACGCGCTGGCCCGTCGAGCTGTTCGTGTCCTCGCCGGACGTCGCCCTCCACTTGCCGGCGGCCGCGACCCACTCGAAAAGGTCTTGGATGCCGGTGCCCGTGCTCCTCTGGCTGCCGAGCGCCACCAGCCGCCCCTGGTAGTTCCCCAGGTCGTAGGGCACCAGCGCGTTGGCGCTCATCGTGCCCGAGCTCAGCGCGGTTGCGCCAGGGCGATGGACGAGCCGCCCGTCGCGGTCGAGGCGCGCGTTCTCTGCGACGCGGAGCATGGCGCCGCCGAGCCACTTCCGGTCTGCGGCCTCGTAGGCCCCAGAGTCAAACGGAAATTCGACAATCTCAGACATTTTGCTACTTGACAGCTTTCCCGGCCGCGCTAAGTTCAGGGCATGACGCCGAAAGCTTGGGGCCTGTTGGGGGGTTTGGTCGTGCTGCTGCTACTCACCATGTGCGGCTGCGGCGGCCCAAGCGCCCCGGCCTTCTACAGCATCGACGAGGCGTTCAGCGAAAGCGAACGTGAGACCATTCGCGCGGCCGTCGCAGCGTGGTGCGAAGCGGGCGCGGCGTGCCCTGAGGAAGCGATGTTCTCGGAGGAAGCGCATTTCGAGCTGGTTGACGACCTTCCGGAAGACGAGCGGACGGAGCGAGCGTGCCCCGAGGGCCGCACCTGCTCCACCAACGGGCGGGAGAGCAGGGGAAAAATCGAGATTGCCCGCAACAGGCGCAGCGGTCTCGATGTGCTCTGGAGCGTCGCCGCCCACGAATTCGGTCACGTGTGTATCAAAGGACACCGCGCCGACAGCGCGCTGATGACCTCCTACCAGGGTGAGGGCGGACCGCTCAAGGTCGATGCGAAGGCTGTGGAATACTGGCATGAAGGCTGTCCTTAACCGAATCTGTTGGCGCTTTGGCTAACGACCTTGATGGAGTCGAGCTGGAAGTTCCGCGTGGCTGTCGTGCTTCCCAGAATCGTCGAGAAGAACGTGCACCCGGTGCCAGAGGGTGCGATGCCGCTGGCGTCCGTGCGCATTAGAACGCCGTCGAGGTAGTGGTAGTCCACGCCGGCCGCCGTGCGAAAAACCTCGTAGACATAGCGCGTGTTGGCAGCCGCAGCCACGCCAGTCGCCGTGACGCTGGTGGTGCTGCTCGTGCGGCGCCCGACGCGGAACTGTCCGCTCGACAGCGTGGTGACATACTCGATGAAAATCCCCTCACTGGTGCCTCCGAGCGTAGACGCGGTGATGGCGCCATAGCTCGCGAACGGCCCCACCAGTCCCATCGCCCACTGCGTGTCTGCAACGACCGTCGACGACCCGGCGCGAAAGACGATGCACAGGTATCGCAGCGAATCCCAGTTGAAATTCAGCGCGTTTTCGTCGGCCCCTAGGGTGAACACCCCGCGCGTCGTGCCGGCGGGGCTGGTGTTCTGGAGATTGATGCCGCCGGTAAACTCTCCGTTGCTGACGGCGGACAGCGTGGGGAATCCGGCAAAGCCGCTTACGACCGTGAAGCGCGCCGTGCACGCGGCCAGGTTGCCAATGAATTCTTCCTCGAAAACGCGGACGTTCGACTGAGAGGAGAGCCACCGACACATGTCGTCCCGGCTTTGCGCGGCAAGGCCCGTGGCCGTGGCACCTTCACCGATGTTAGCCGGCGCCGTGTCGGTGTTGATGCTCAGGTCCTCGGGGTCGCCTGTGCCGGACGTGACCCGCGCCTTCAGCGTGCTATTGGCCATGTTGGCCAGCTTGGGGTTCGTCACGGCGTCGTTCGCGATGGTGGTCGTGTTGCTGTTCGCGGACGCCGTGACGTCGCCCGTCAGCGCGGCGCGCTGGAAAGTATCACTGGTGTACGTGATACTTGTCGAGGCATAGCCGGACAACGTCGCCCACTCGAGCGCGTTGTTGGCGCTGTTGACGCGCAGGTGCTGAAAAGCGGCGGAGCCCGCCAATGCCGCAGGGACCGCGCTGGCGTTCGTGGCGTTGGCCAACACGCTCTTCGCGGCCAGTGCCCCAAACGCGGTCGTATTGCTGTTCGCGCTCGCGGTAACAGCACCCGTCAGCGCTGCGCGCTGGTAGCTGAGAGACGCCACGCCCGCAGCGACGGCCGCCGTGGCGGTTACGCTGGTCGTCGACAGCGCGTTGATTTGGCGGGCGTAGTCGACGAATACGCCGTCGTCTTGCACCCGAAACAGGCTGGCGTCGTAGACGGCCCAGCGGGTTGACGCACGGCGAACGGCCAGACTCGAGCCCGTCGCCAGAATGGCCGCCAGGTCGCCCGGCATCGAGAGTCTGTTGGTGGCGGTCGCAGAACCACTCTCATCGTTCATGGTCAGCGTGCGTCCCGCCACGCCACCATCCGAGAAGTTCAGAAAGAACGTGAAGCCGGGCGACACGCCGGTAGCATCGATTCCGTTCAGGACGATGTTGCCGCTCGCAATGAGGGAGAGCTGGTCCCCGTGCTTGAGAGTGGCCGGCAGCGCATATGCATTTAAATTGCCGGTCTGCGTGTCGTTGACTTGCTGCGGCTTTTCGAACGTGGCCACGCCGCTCGCAACAGACAGCCGCCCGTCCTCCCGATTGACGGTATGGACGTCGCCCTGGTCCACACCGTCCAGTTGCGCCTCAACGGGGTTTCCCCACTCGAGCTGCGTGCCAGCGTCGTTGTTGCGTAACACCTGCCGCCCCGCCGTGCTGGTGATGGCAGCCATGACGCCTGCGCTGTTCGCCGCGCGCCCGAGCACGGACAGGCCGGTCAGGTTGGCCAGCTTCGAGAAAGCGACGCTGGCCACATTCAAAGTCCAACTCACCACGTTGGGTGTCGTGAGAACCGCATCGATTTCCGTGCTGTCGGTGGCGACACGCCCGTTGGGCAGGCTCCCATGCGCCGCGCCGAGAACGTACTCCGCATCCAGCGCTGAGCCGCTCGGGCTGTTGGTGGGCAGCTGCGCCACGCTCGACCAGGAGTCCACGCCGTTGGACCAAAGCACCACCACGCCATCATCCGTGAACTCCGCAGTGGCGAGCCCGTTGACGGTGTCTCCCGGCGCAGCGTGCACCTCCAGGACGCCAAGCATGCCCTCCAGGTGGAGCGTGATGGAGTCGCCAAGGTTCTCGCCGGAGGCCTTCGGCAGTCGCGCCTGCATGCCGGCGGCCGGCGCGCTCGCCCTCTGAAAATTTCCAGCGACGAGGTTGAACGACTGCAGGTTCTTGCGCAGCTCTGCCCGGTTCTGCGAGACGGAGTCCAGCGACTCCTGGACCTCGCGCAGCGCGCGCAGCGTCGCGGCGAAGTCCGTCAGGACTCGGGGCGCCTGGAACCTACTTCGCTTGCTCATGGTCTGCCTTGTACTTGAGAGCTGCGGCCAGCCAGGCCGGGCTATCGGGACCCGCCATGAGGACGTTGCATCTACGACACAGCCAGCCGCGAAACTTGCCTGTCACGTGGCTGTGGTCGGCGTGCGGCGTCCCGAGCATAGGCTGTTGGCAGATGGCGCACAGGTCTCCTTGCTTGGCCTCGACCTCCGGAACGCCAGTCATCTTCCGTCGGCGGGAGGACTGGCGCTGGCACTCCCGATACTTCTCGGGGTGCTTCTTCGCCCAGCTATTTTCCTTTGCCATTCCGCACCTTGCCGCCACCCTTCACGAACGTCCGAAAGTCGCAGCCCGAGCCGCAGTCTGTCCGCTGCGTGGCGACGTAGCGCTGCGCCTCTCGCACTGCCTTTCGGCCATGCGCGCCGAGCGCGGCAAGGTAGCCCGTCGCCAGGTCGCCGCCAGAGCCAATCGCCTTGACCTTCTGGCGCACGGGCCATGTGGCGCCCTCACTGACGCCCCACAGCGTGCCGTCAGCCGCCAGCGCCAGCCCGCTTGAGTCTTCGTCGATGGCCTCGACGAGGTCTTTCGGGTCGGTGCGGCCCTCCTTGATGAGCCGTGCCACCTGCCAGAAGCACCCGGCGCTTCCGCACATGCCCACCACCAGACCGACGTTGGCATAGACCTTGACCATGTTGGGACAGCGCTCGCCGTCCGCTGTGATGCGCCGGTCGCCGCAGATGAAACCGTCGCGCCCGGCCACACCGATGATGCAGGTCATCCGCGGTAGTTCCTCGAGCGCCGCCACGTGCGCGGTCCGCTCTTGCTCGGCGCGCCCTCGCGAATTCGCGCCTCGTACCGCGCGAGCTGCGCCTGCGCGCCGGCCAACATGCCCTCGCTGTCGTTGTCGGAAATCAGGACCTTGACAACCACCGAATAAACATGATACTGGAGATGGTCGTCGTTGGCGTACACGTAGAAGCCGTTGGCGCCGCTCTCGGCGCTCGTGCCAGCAAATTCGGGGAGATACCAGAGTTGATAGAATCCGGACGTGGGGACGGGAGTGACCGCAATCACCCCCGTGTCGGCGGTGGCGTCATTGCCCACCAGGGTCGCGTTGACGCCCTGGTCCAAGAGGCACCAGCCAAACGGGCCGGCGCCGGAGGTCGAGCCGCTCATGGGCTGGAAATCGCGAAGCTGGCCGATGCCCACTTCCTCGATGGGATACCACTGGACGCCGCGCCGAATCTCCAGCTTGCGGACCTGCGCGCAGCTGGTGGGGACAGGCACGACGGCGTAGGTCTCACCGGTGGCCGCCGCGGAGGTCGGCAGCGCCAGCTCTCCGGTCGTGCGCAGGTAGGTGCTCCACCTGCTGTTCGTTGCGAGCGTGAGAAGGTCGCGGTAGCCGTCGTCGCAGTCGAGGTTGAGGTCGGGCGTCGGGTGGCTGTTGAGGTGGTCGACGATGCGCGCGCGCCGGGTGACCAGAGCGCGGAATACCGCCCGGGTCTTGATGATGCTCATGGCATGAATCTTTCCGAGAGATTTCTCTTAAGTTCCTGCAACAGCGTCCGTTCTTGACAGGTATGAACAACGCAGCACTCACTGCCCGCATCGAAGCCGTCCACGCCGCCCTGCGGGCCTCGCGCGAGCCGACGACGCTCGTTCTGCTCCAAGAGCAGCTGGGCTGGCGACATCTTCCGGTTTGGGAGATGGAGCAGTTGCAGGCACAGGGCCGGGCCGCCCGCGTCCCGAACCCGCCCGGCCAGGGCTTTGGGGTTGACGGCCGCTACGTCGCCCGCTGACCTCACAGCGCCTCGCCGATGTCCCCGCCCATGCCTGGCCCGTACTTGGCGTCAATGCGCGCGTCGATGAGCTTCTGGAGGCTCGAGAGCTGCGCGTCATCGAAGTCCGGAAAGAGCGCCTGCGCGTCGGCCGCGAACATCTCGTCGAGCTCCGTCTCGTCGCCCGCGCCGAGCTCCATGCCGCCCGAGCTCTCGCCGAACATGTCCGGCGACTCGCCCTCCGCGCCGAGCCCGAGGTCGCCGCTCACTTCCTCTGCCATGAGGGCATCTGCCATTGCTGGGTCGTTCATTGGTCGTCGTTCCTTGCAAAGTGTCCCGTGCGCTCTAGCTGCACGATGCGGTCGGCCAGGCGGTCGACCTTGTCCTCGAGGCGACTGACGGCCAGCCGTGCCTCTGCCCCGCCCACCAGGATGGCGACGATGGGCCCGAGCGCCATAAGGGTTTTCGCGTCCCAGCGCATGGCGTTACCAGCTCGCGGGGACGAGCTGCGCGGGCTGCGGCTCGGGTGCGCCATCGCAGGCCTCCAGACGCGCCACCAGCGCGCGGACTTCGCCCTCCGTCGCGGCGAGGCTCTTCAGGACCTTGCCCAGGTCCGCCTTACCCTCGCGCAGGTCGCGTAGGAGCTGGACGGCATCATGGACGGGCTCGACAACCGGCGCGAGCGCGCGTGCCTGACACTCGAAGCGGTCGAGCCGCTCTTGCTGCGCAGGCGACAATTGCGCGCCGGCACAGGCCAGAAAAACGAGAGGGAAAAGAAGGAATCTCACGGGCGGGCCTTTCTCGGATGCGGAGCATCCAACGGAGCAAGCTGAGAATTATCGACACGGCCGAAACTCGCGGACAGCGTCGATGAAGCGCAGCAGGGCGGGCGACGGTTCAAACCATTCGCCCCGGATGCGTTCTTTCCAAAACATTCTGTGTACTTCGGGCTCCGACAGAACGCGCGTCGCGCCGAGGATTTTGAGCTTTTCCGGGCTGGCACTCTGCAAGGCCTTCAGCCGGCGCCGGACGTTCGCGGCCTTGCCAATCTTGATTGGCCCGCCGCTCTTGGCTTGGATGAAGTAGACCCATGGAGCACTGCACGAAAAAATAGGTTCTCTCATCGGGCCCTTTCACACTCACGAAGTGGTGTTAAGGGTATCATGCCCGAAGGTGGAAGTCAAGTGGCAGGCGGAAGTGGTGGGAACTAAAAGAAAAAGCCCGGCAGCTTTTCTGCCGCCGGGCCTTTTGCCACCCGCGAAGGTGGACGGTTGCCGCCCTCTTAGGTGGTAGCGATGAGCGGGTGGGTCACGCAGGGAAAAACCTTGACCTGCACCACCCACCGAGTGTCGATGTTTGAGACACCCGTCAGCGTCAGAATGACGTCCGCCGTCGAGACCGAGAGCACTGCTGCCGCCGCGTTAATGGCCGTCGACAGGTCACCAGCCCCGATGGTGGCTCGAGCGTTCGCAGCCGCAGCCGCGTCGGCCGTGAAGCCCTGAAGGAAGCGATAGACGATGGGCGTCGCTGCGCACGCCACCAGATATTGCTCTTCGACAAGCGCCTTGTCCACGTCCGCCGACAGGTACGCCACAACCTCGATGCGCCGGCTCTTGCCGACCGTGAGGAAGTCCACCAGCGCGCCCGTGGTGAGGTTGATGACGCCCGCGGTGTTGGTGTCCGCCGACATGGTGTACTCCAGGGTGTGATAGCCCTTGAGCGCCATCTCGAGGCACTGGCGCGCGGCGCTTGCGGGCGTGTGGCCCAAGAGGCGCTCAGCGTCCGTTATGTTCAGGTCCGCACCAGAGCTCTGGCCTAGACGCAAGAGCGTCGGGGTGTCGAAATTCTCGAGCCGGTTGAGGTACGGCGCCGGGCTCGAGGTGAAAACTGCAGCAGCCATTTACTTGGGCTCCTTCTGAGCCTGTTCCGGCTCCTTCTTGTCGTTCTTGGGTTGGTTCTTCGGGGCGCGCTTCGCGGCGGCCTCCAGTGCGTCGAGCCGCGCTTCAGCGGCCGCCAGGCGCTCAGCGAGCGCCTTCGAACTAGGTCGGGATGCCATCTCAGTTCCCTCCGATGAGCAGCGTGATATAGCAGCGCGTGTTGTCGCTCGGGTCGCGCAGCGCACCGTCGTCCGAGTCGCGGAACAGCACGAAGCCCGTGCCAGTGCCGCCGCTCGAGGCGACGAGAGAGCGGGGCGAGACGTCCTGCTCGTTCGCGTCCGTCGGGTCGTCTGCGGCAGGGTCAAGCCCTCCGCCGACCCAGTGCACGAACTGCGACTTGGGGAAGGTGATGGTGTAGCGCCCGGTAGCGCTCTTCACCATTGTGACGCGGGGCGAGCTTTTGTCGGTGTCCACGGTCGCAACGCCGGAGGCGAAAGTGGCCTGAATGTACACCAGCGCCAAGCGCCCTTGGCGCTTCGGCGTGTCGAGCTGGGGCTTGTAGTCCTGCAGCATTTTCGTGTGTCCTTGTAGGAGGTCCCGCCCGGCGCCATCCGATGTGCTCGGGGTTGGCTTGCGGCGCCGGGCGAGGCGACCTTAGACCGTGGTGCTCTGCCGGCCGTGAGCGAACGGGGCGCCCATGGTCGACGCGATGAGGGACACCGGCGTCATCTCGTAGACCAGCTCGGTCTCCTTCCGGCGGATGATGGAACCCTCGAGGTCGGCCCACATCGCGATGGTGCCGGTCGGGCTGTAGAAGCACAGCTCGCCCATCGACAGGAAGTACATGGTCCCCTGCGGGCAGTGCGGGTCTGCCACCAGGCGGGTCTCACCGCGCGGCGTGTTGATGACGATTTCGGAGAACCCGTCCTCGGTCTTGCGCGAGACGTCGCGGCTGATGGTGGTCGCGTACTCCTCTTCCGCCTCCGCCCACTCAATGGGGTTGAGCACCACGGTATCGATGGACGAGCCATCGACGCCCGCGATGTTCATGGCGTGCGCGATGAACAGCTTGATTTTCGAGCCGATGGAGCGGCCCGCCATCGTGGTGTCCGGCACGCGCAGCCCCGAGAGGATGCTGTGCGCCGAGCGCTTCACGTTGTGCAGGTCGGTGCTCGCGGGCGTGGCCGTGAGGTAGGCCTGCAGGGGCGTGATTTTGCTCGTGGGGCTCGAGCTGTCGAAGTTGCCGTACTTGAAGACGTAGTACGTCCCATCGGCCACACCAGCGGGGTTGCCGACCGTGCCGGCGCTGTTCGGGCTGACAGAGAAGCGGCCGGAGGCGCTCGAGGCGATGTCCACCTCCGTCTTGACCACGTAGCCCGGCGAGCCAACGACCGAGCCGCTGGTGCCGTCCGTGGCGCTGAAGCTCACCACGTCGCCGGGGAAGATGTCCACGACGTCCATGCGGTTGGTGCTGGTGACCACGCCGCTCGCCACCGTGAAGGTGCCCGAGCCGACGTAGGAGCCGAGCGGGCCGAACCACAGGCGCATTATGTTGGACGCGCGCTGCTTGAAGACGCCGTCCGTGGTGTGCTGCAGCTCGCGCGCGGCCGCGTCCTGGTCGCTCTTGCTCAGGGCGACATCACGGAACTCGACCGTGATGGAGCCGGTGTGCAGCCCGAGCGGAACCTGCCAGCGGTACTTGGAGCTGTTGCGGAAATCGGCCTGATTGGCGACCGTCTGCGCGGCCGGGAAGTTGCCGCTGTCGCCGCGATAGCCGTTGAGCTCGAAGGGTCGCGCAATCGCCTCGCCGCCGGCCTTCTCGAACCGCATCCTGTTGAGGATGGGCGAGGCCTTGATGGAGGCATTGTGGATGTTCTCGAGCTTCTTGTAATGGATGTTCAGCCAGTTAAGCCGAAACGTCGGGGTTGCCGGAGCAGCCATGGAGAGACCTGCAAATCGTTGATTTCACTCGGCAATGACGGCCGGGCAACGTCGCAGGCTCTTTGGTTGGGGCGGCTAGAGTCCCCTCTCTTGGGGCGCTTCTGGCGGGGCTGGATGGCTTCGAGCCCGAAGGCCCGAGTGTGCCATGCATGAACGACCCGAGCTCAAAAACTCAGCGGTCTGCCCCTGCAGAAACGTCCGAAGGTCTATCTAATGTAAGCACGAAAAGCGGATTGTCAAGGGGCGCACTGTGGTATCTTACGAGGGACCTGCCGTCCCTTCGCCCCTGACAATCCAGTAGAACTACCGTACTTGCGTGTCGTTGCGCCCGGTGCGGCGCTTTGCGGTAACGTTTGGGGCGCACGGCCGCAATGGTTCGTGCGTGCTTCCCCCCAAAAACGGGGCTGATGGCACCATGACGAAGCAGGGTATCGGCCATCAGCCCCAACTTTGGAGGGCCAGGCCGGGGAAAGGAGGAAACCCGGCCTGGTAATGCGCATCTTACAACCTTTCAGCGCGTTCTGTCAAGCGTTCTTTTCAGTCGCTAGCGCAGTCTACCAGCTGCTCGGTGATGGTCGAGTTGCTCGATGTGACGAAGCCGTTCATCCGGCAAACCTCGCCCGCCGAGAAGGTCGTCACGGCTTGGGCGCCGTTGACCTGCGTGCGGGTGTAGTTCGTCGAGCTCGAGCCCCATGCGTTGAGGCCCTCGCCAGAGCTCATCGCCGCCGTCGCCAAGCTCGCTGTCATCGAACAGCTCGTCGTTGTCGACGCCTCCACAAGCGAGGGCGAGGGGGAAGCAGAGCGCGAACAGCTTGGTGGAAAGGAACGCGCGCCAGAGCGCAGCGAACCGGATGCGAGCTGCGTTGCTGCGCGGGCTGCCCCAGCGGGCGAGGCGCACATGCTCACCAGCGCGCAGCATGCGCCGCTTGATGGCGGCGGCGGCTCGGCGCACGTGGCGGTTGGGGCCGAAGCTCGCAAGCGGCGGGTCGTCCATCTGAATGTCGAGTGGTTTTTCGGGCGTCATGACAGGGTCCTTTCGATGTTGAGCGCCCACAGGCGCCGGTTGAGACTGGCGAGGCTGGAGCGCTGCGCATCGTGCCACATGGAAGCCATCGCGTCCTGCGCTTCGTCCACGAACATGCCTTCGAACGCATCGCGCTCCCACGCATCCGCGACGGCGTCGTCTGCCACGCACGCGGCGAGCAGGCTGTCGTTCACGTGCGCCATGTCGTCGAGGTTGAAGCCTCGGTGCTCGACGTCGATGAATTCCGTGCGCCTCACGCGCCCCCAAACTCGCGGATGGTGAACGAGGGCAGTCGCCCTGGCGTGTCCGCGATGCCGATGCACGGCGCAACGCTGATGTCCACGCCGTAATTCTCGAAAGGCGGGCGGCTCGGGCGGCGCAGCTCGTGGTGGTAGCTCTGCCACGCGCACAGGAGCAGCAGGCCGGAGATGATGAACAGGAGCGTGAGCTCGAATGGCGTCAGCATGACGAGCACCCTATCACTCGGCGGGTCTGGTGTCAAGGCGCCCCGTCACGTTTGCCGCAGCGCGTGGCGCTCGGTCCCGCCCCTCTGCGCAGTGCGTCGTTAGCTAAGCGTCATGACTCCGCTGTCATAGCGGGTCACCCACAATTTGGCACGGACGCTGCATTACTGTGGGGCATGGCATTCGATGATACCACCTACACCCGCACCAGCCTCAATGACTCCTACATCGGCGAGCTCGCGCCCAAGACCAAGAAGGCGCGCGGCAAGCGCACGCCCAAATGGCGCTCGAGCTCGAGCCCTGCGACGCTGCGCAAGCAGGCGCGCATCCGCGAGCTCCTGGCGACGGGCATCCCGTTCACGGTCCGCGCCATCGGCGATGCGCTCGGCATCAGCCGCCAGCTCGCGCTCTACCACGTCAAGAAGATGGCCGCCACCTACCAGCTGGTGATGGTGCTCGAGCCCTGCGACGTCAACGGCGGGCTCCAGTACCGCGTCTGGGACGAGACGGCGCTAATGTCGTACTACATGCTGCGGGGCCAGCGCATCATGGCCCGCAGCTCGGAGCGTGCGGCGTGACGCTGCCCAAGCGCTTCATCGTCGATGACCTAGGGCTGCAGCTCGCGCACACGCTGGCCGAGCTCCAGACGCTACGGCGCCGGCTCGACGTCACCAACCGGCAGGTTGAGGCACAGCGCAAGCGGCTCGATGCCCTGCGCAAGCGCATGGAGCGCTCAAAGGCCCGCGAGCAGAAGCTGCGCGCCCACGAGCACAGCGACGAAGGCGAGGCACAGCACCCACTCGAGGACCTCGCCCCACCCGGGTCGGTTGGGCACTAGCTCGACGCACACACCCCAGCGCTCATCGTGCACGATGCGCGTCCGATGGAGCGGCACACGCACGGCCATCAACACGCAGCGCTTCACGGGCGGCCGCCTGTCAGCCATGACTGGGCTCCGTGGATGCGGTCGTAGAGCCTGGCTGCTGCTCGGTCCATGCGGGCGCCGGCCTTGCACGCCAGCTCGAAGCGGGCGGTCTCGATGGCGTAGTCCGCGAGGTTACGATACGTCCAGGCCTCCGCGGCGTGCGCGGCGTGGTACTTGGCTTTTTCTTCGATGGCGTGTCGGTTCATGTTCATTCTCCGTTGGGATGCGCGGCGGCTGGAGGAAGCGGGGCCAGGTCGTGGCCCGCGTTGTCAGCCGCCGCATTTTCAAGGTAGCGCAGGGGCGCCCCGAGTCAAGGCGCCCCGGTGCTTTTCTTCAGCCCTCGAGGAGCCGGTCGAGCTCATTCCGGTCGACCCTGCTGTTGACGGCGTCGATGCGGTCGACCAGCCACTGGTACAGGGCGCCAGAGCCCTGCGCAAGCTGGCGGGGCAGATAGTCCCCCACGTCGGCGCGGGTCGAAAGCTCCTCGCAGATGAGGCCTGCGTCGGCCCATTGCTTGGCATGGAGGGAGTTGTTGGCGGCGGTCCAGAGAGTGTCGGTCGTCTTGTCCTTCATGCCTATTAGTACGGCCGCGCGCGGAAAATGGTCAGCATTATTTTCCCCACCAGGGCGATTATTTTCCGTGCCAACAATTCGCCCGGGGCAGGGTGGGAAGTACGGTCGGCAGACCTCCCTTCCCAGCCCACTGCAAGGTGGTCAGTGAAATGTGTGGTTGACAGTGTTTTCGCCGCGTGTTAGGGTGGGTGTTCCGGTGGTCGATGTTGGGTGGGTGAAACGTTGTCCACCTTTTTCACCTGCCCAAAGTGGGTGCTGGGTGAAACTCTCCAAACAAGAAAGGCAAAATAAATGCAACCTGTTGAATACACACGATTTAAAAAATACTTGATGGCCACGGCGCGCTCGTCTGTGTGGGAGCGGCGCATGAAGATGGCCCCTGAATTAATCGAGCGCCGGCACGACTCAATTAATTCACTGGTCCGAGCCGTCGAGGGCAATACCAAGGACCAGGAATGGCTCTCTACCGCCATCAAAGCTGGTGAGGTCGTGCGCGACGAGATGGGCCGCCTGCATCTCCCCGACCCAGTAGCCGAGCTGCCGGCTGCGGATGATGAGCCCGAGCGCGGGACGCTCGGTTGGTTGCTAGACCAACTTTGGGCTTGCGACGAGCACGTCTCGCTGTCATACATGACGGAGATGATTACCCATGCCTGGGGGCGAGCCGCTGACGCTCGAGCCGTTGGCAAGCACTGGGTTGTCGACGCGGACTCGGGCCGCGGCGGCCACTGGGAAAACAAGTAAGAAAGGAATCCAAGACATGAAAACTCTCCGCTATTTCGTCGATGCGTATCGCAACATCGAAAACAATGCCGTGGCGCGCCTCATCTCGCTCTACTGCGCCAAGGAGTCGCTCGACCGACTCGAGAAGGAGTACGTCGAGCAGCACGCCAAGAGCCCCGACCACCTGGTGCTCGCTGACCGCACCGAGCCCAACCAGGTGAAGACCTGGACGAGCGGCGATGGCTCGCGCATCGAGGTGGGCTGCATGACGGACCAACACCTTTTCTACGCCCTTGCCAAGGCGCGTCGAGGGGAGTATCCTGACACGCATGCGCGCGCCACGGGCATCGAAGCTCTCGAGCTCGAGGCGTTCCGGCGGCTGCGCAACAAGCTCACGCGCCAGCCCTTGACCATGCCACGTACGCGCTTTTGCTGCGACAGGTGCACCGGCTCTCAATGCCACACGCCCTCCTGCCCCACGCTCTCACACTGAAAGGAAACCAAAGACATGAAAAGCATCTACACCTTCAAGGCCACGCCCCGCGACACGGACTTCGTGCGCATCTGCCGCGAGAACCACCAGGCGCGCTTCATCGTGGTGAAGAGCGAGGGCGGGCAGACGCCGCTCACCTTCATTCGCATCCACAGCTCCGAGCACGTGGAGTTGCGCAATGCCGCGCTCACGGCGACCGCGCGCATCGAAGTTCCGCCGGTCAAGGCAACGCCCGACCGGGCGGGCCGCGTTTACCTCATCTTCGATGGCGACCACTCCAAGCTGCTCGAGCCCAAGGTCCTCACCACGGTCGAGGCCTACTCATGAGGGTCCTGTTCCTCGACACCGAGACCACCGGTCTGCTCGACAGCGACGGCGTGGCGCGCGAGGCTCGGTTGCTCGAGGTGGGCATGGTCGTGGTCGAAACGCCCACGTTCGAAATCGTGGCCGAGCAATCGCACGTGTTCCACTTCCCGCTCAAGCCGGCGCTGACGAAGGACCACCACTTCCTCACGCCGGGGGGCGAAACCATCTTCATCCACCCGAACGTGGTGAAGATGCACCAGGCCAACGGGCTGTGGGAGGCCTGCAAGCGCTCTCAGCTCAACGACTACACCAAGCTCGATGCGCTGGTGAGCGCCTTTATCACGGAGCAGGGCGTCAACGACTCAGTGCTCGCGGGCGCCGGCGTGGACTTTGACCGGGCCATCATGCGCAAGTACCTGCCCCAGTCCCTCGGCAAGCTCCACTATCGCAACTTCGACACCAACGCCTTCTGGCTGCTCCAGAGCTTCCTCACGGGGCAGGAGCCGGCGCGCGACAAGGGCAGCAGCCACAGGGCCCTCGACGACTGCAAAGAGGCCATCGCGCAGGTCGAAAAGCACTTCGATTTCATGGTGGATTTGGTCAAGCGAACCAGTGGCCAGTAAGCACTACGAAAAGAACCGGACGGTCATCGACGACCCAGAATGGATGGAGAAGGCGATGCGGTATAAGAATGGCTGAGCTCCTTCGCGTCAGCGTCAAGCAGCTGGAGATGGCGTATCACTGCCCTCGAAAGTGGGCATACCACTACCTCGAGGGTGTGCCGCAGCTCGAGGGCGAGGCGCTGGCCATCGGCAATGCGGTCCACCACGACATGAAGTGTCTCATCACGGGCGCGCCTCCCAAGTACGGCCCCGAGTCCTTCATCGGCAAGATGTGCCGCGAGCTCTTCGCCAACTACGTGAAAAACGAGAGCGGACGGCACCAGAGCGAAATCATCAAGTTGGTCAAGCTGCCGGAGTACAAGCTGCAGGTCGACCTGCGCGCCGACTACCTCGACAAGCCTAAACTGAAGGACTGGAAGACCACCGGCGCGCCGAGCCCCAAGGCGAGGTTGCCCGTGGTGGGCGGCGGAAAGAAGTTCTGGGCCCTCCAGACGCTCGAGAACGAATTTCAGCCCAACGTCTACAGCTACCTTTTGATGCGCGACCACTGGAAGGGCATCACCGCCATACCGGCCGAATGGTGCTTCGTCTCGAAGAAATTCAAGGACGGGCAGACGCCGCGCACGTGGGTGGTGCCGGGCGTCTTCGAGTGGGAGGCCACCAAGGCGTGGTTCGAGAAGTACGTGGTGCCGACAGCCGAGCTCATCCGGGACATGCGCGCAGCATGGGCCGAAAAAACACTAGACAGCGCGCGGCTTGTGCCGCATAATCCTCGGGCCTGCGAAGGCTCGGGACTCTTCTGCGACGCGGCTGGTCACTGCGCGTTCAAGAGCTCGCCAATGATGAACTACAGTGACCTGCAGCTTCCGGCGATGCCGGAGAAAGGACGATAATGTATGCCAGGATTTGCGGACAGAGTGAGGAACTACGCGGCGCAGAAGGACAGCAAGGTCAACCCGCCGGAGGCACAGCAGGTGCTCGAGACGAAGGCCGCGCCGGAGGTGGCGAACGCAGCCCCGCCTGCGGCTGCTGCGGCTGCCCCCGAGCCCTCCGTTTCGAGCGAGGCAGCGCCTGCTGCTTCGACGGAGACACCTACTGAGGGAAAAGCACGTCGAGGGCGCCCCGCTGGCTCGAAAAACGCACCCAAGCCGCCCGCCGAGCCCGCCGCTACGGCCCCTGGTAGTTCACAGTTCGCGGAGGGCAACAGCCTGGCCGACGCTATCAATCTCGTTCGAGACCTCCTGCCGGCGGGCACGACCGTCACAATCTCGAAGGTTTGATGCAACACCGGATTGCCGCACTGCCCCGTCGAGACTGGACGGCGCTCGTAGAGGAGACCCTAGAACCGCTGACGGAGGCCTTGCGCTGTCCGGGCAGCGACGGGCGCCTCCGACCAATCCAAGCGGTCAGCATCAGAGAAGCCCTGGAGTGCGGCGGGGTTTTCGTGATGGCCGACGTCGGCATGGGCAAGACGCTCATCTCACTCTTGGCTGGCGAAATCATGCAGGAAGAGCGCGTGCTCATCTTGGTGCCGAACGGCGATAAGGCCAAGACGGAGGACGAATTCGAGGAGTACCGCAAGGAGTGGCGGGGCATCGAGGGCACCAAATACAAGCTGTTCGGCTACACGGACGTTTCGCGCTGGCCCAAGGAAGGCTACAGCATCGCGCGCTTGTGGGGCGGGCTCGGGCCCACGCTCATCATCTGCGACGAGGCCGACAAGCTCCGGCGCGTGCACAGCGACAGCGGCGAGGCGTCGGGTCTCGCCCTGCAAATCCAGGACTATCTCCTGACGCACAAGGAGTGCAAGCTCATCGCGCTCACGGCCACGCCCGACAAGCACGGCGTGAAAGACTACGCGCACATCCTGGGCTGGTGCTTGGGGGAGGGCTCGCCGCTTCCGCTCGACCCGGACGAAGTGATGATGTGGTCGGCCGTCATCGACAAGGGCGACACCACCAACGCGCGCAAGGTGTGCATCCAGATGGGCGTGGAGCCGACGGAGGACCTGGACGTCATCCGCGACGCCTACCACATGCGGCTCAAGCAGACGCCCGGCGTGCTCATCACGGACGAGGGCTTCATGGGCCCGTTGTCCTTCGAGTGCCATCTGGTAGAGGCGCCGCCGATGATGGAGCCCCACTTCCATCGCGCGCGCAAGCTCAACCAACGGCCCGACGGCTGGGACCTATCGCCCGACGGGCCCGTCGAGGAAGACGAAGAGCGCAGGCCCGACCGCATCACGGAGGGTGGCGTGTGGGCGTGCTGCCGGCAGCTCGCGCTCGGGTTCTGCTACATTGCGGACCCGGTTCCGCCGCTCGACTGGATGGACGCACGGCGCATGTGGTTCAAGAGCGTGCGCGCATGCATCCGCAATCGAGACCTGGGGTTCTACACCACGCTGCAGGTGGCGCAGGCGGCCGCGCAGGGGCTGCTCGCCCCTCGCCACCAGGCGGCCTACGAACGCTGGGAAGCCATCCGCCCCACCTTCGAGCCCGGGCATCGCGCGCTGTGGCTCGACGACAGCATGCTCGACTGGTGCGCCGATTGGGGCGGCGAGGCGCCCGGCATCATCTACGTGGACCACGTGGCCTTCGGGCTCGAGCTCTCGAAGCGCACGGGCTGGAAGTACTTCGGGCAGGGCGGGCGTTGTGGCAAGCTGCGCATCGACAAGATGTATGCCAAGGGCAAGCACGCCACAGAGACCGTCATTGCGGCGCGCGCGGCGTGCGGCACGGGCAAGAATCTGCAGGCCTGGAATCGCATGCTGTTCACGGCTATACCCGCGAACAATCGGGACTTTCAACAGAACGTTGGCCGCATCCACCGCGCGGGGCAGACGCGCCCGTGCAAGGTCGATGTGCTCGTGGCGTGCAAGGAACATCTGGAGAGTGTGGCGAAAGTCCTTGACGACGCCGCCCGCCAGAGCAAGAGTATCATGCAGCAGAAGGCGACATTGTTCGACTGGACTTTCCCAGCCGACGTACCGGAAGGAGTAGTTTTCAATGATTGACAAGGCGAAACTGGTTGCTCGAATCGATGGTGCTCTCGGAATGCTCGAGGTCCATGCGGCGCTCGGCGCTCTGGCATGTTCCCTGGACCCCACGTATCCCCCTTTCATCGAACAGAAGGGCAAGAACGCGGGCGCGCGAGATGTCCTGCTGGCGCTCAAGCAGGGCATCGAAGAGGGCACCTTCGACGCGGACAAGGAAGACATGGACGAGGCCGCGCCGGAGGAGACGCCCGCGCGCTTCGGGGTGTTCTTGCGCAAGGGCGGACGGCGCTCCTGGTCCGTGCCGGACGATTTTTCGACCCGCGCGCAGGCCTGGAAGGCTCTGGCGGATGCGGTCGACAACGACGCCTCGGGCGTGTCGAGCTTCGAGAGTTACGAAGTCCGCCCGCTCTAACCGCCCGCAAGGGCAAGGAAGGATAGTAGAAAAACATGGCAATTGACATTCGAAAGCTCGGGCTTCCCTCTCTCGCACGAGAGGAGGTCTCGAGCCTCAGCAACAAGAGCAAGTTCCCAGAAGACCTCGCAGGCACCCACAAGGAAGCTGTCCTGGCCTACGACTATCTGCCGATGGAAAAGGGCAAGGGCAAGGGCGGCAAGGACGTGAGCGCGAGCTTCCAAGCCAAAGTGAAAATCCTGGAGACGTCCGCACCCAACCAGGTCGGCCGCTCCTACACCTTGCGCTTCTGGCTCGGCGGCGACAGCGCTTCGCAGAAGTACAAGGACCGCGAGCGGAAGGGCTTCCTAGCCGCATGCGCGGGCCAGACCACGGACGATTTCGAGGCGGAATTCGTCGACCTGGATGATGAGAAGGTCATCAAGGTGGACGGCGTCGAGACGACCAAGAAGCAGAACGCCATCAGCGAGAAGTACCTGGACATCGAGCAACAGCTCATCGACGCCTCCGAGAAGAACGAGCTGGCGAACGGCGAAACCATCATCGTCCACACCCGCTCCATCACCAGCAAGACCGTCGATGTGGTCAAGGTGGTGGACGGAAAGAAGGTCGCGGCCGAAGAAGCCAAGAACTACGCCCGCGACTACTTCTCGCCCTTCCAGGGCTGAAAGGACTGTCCACCATGGAACCAGTGATGATGTGCAGGACCTGCGGCGAAGCAGAGGCGGAAGACGGAATGGTCCGTTGCCGCCCCTGCCACCGGAACTTCCGCCGCTGGCTCGATGGTGGCGTCGCCTACCAGCCCCTCTGGGACGGCGTGATTGCGGCTCCGAGTGACAGCGATGAGCCTCGGAGCCGCCTGGACCGCGCGCTCGCCCAACGGAGGGCCGATGTCTAACATGCATCTGAGCCCTCCGCCGGCAGGCTGCGAGGACGTTTTGGCGCACTGGCTCGAGCAGGTCTGCGATGAAATCTCGCGCGGCTTCGTTCCGCCGGCAGCGACGCTGCGCGCCGTGCGCAGGTTTAACGGTTGCATGGCCATCTATTGCAAGCAGCACAGCGTCGTGGTCAACGACGATGGGATGGCGTACGCAGTCGGGCAGGGCCGCGCGGGGCTTGAAGCGGTGGACGACCCTGAACCGGCATGAACTTCAGGAAGCTCTTCAAGGCGCTCGACCTGCGCCGCGTGGCATGCCTCGACCTCGAGACGTGCCTGATTCGCCCTGGCCTGTGCGCGCCGCCCGTGAGCGTCTGCAGCATTTTCAGGCCAGGGCTCGGGCCTCAGCTGTTCGGCACGTGGGAGCTCAGCCGCGTCGTGCTCGAGCTCTTGGAGAGCGATTGGGTCATCATCGGGCACAACATCGCGTATGACATGCTGTGCCTCTGGGAGTGGTATCCCGAGCTGCGCCGGGCCATCCTGCGCGCCTACGAAGATGGCCGCATCCTCGACACGGGCCTGCTCTGGCGCATCATCGAAATCAGCAGGGGCGACATGCGCGGCGGGCTCGCGCTCGACCGGTTGTGCCAGATGGTGGGGCTCAACCACCAGAGCAAGCACGCCACGGATGAAGACGGCGAGGAGCTGCGGCTCGGGTTCGGCAAGCACTGGGGCACTGACCTATCGGCGATGACGCCAGAGGAGGTCGAGTATTGCCAAGATGACGTGGTGCTCTGCTGGAAGCTTTTCGAGCGCATCTGGGGCCAGGGCTGGTGCACCCAGAAAGACCTGGCCAAGCTCTGCCGCACGGCGTTTTGCCTCAACGCTATCTCGGCTTTCGGGCTGCGCGCTGACCCTGAGATTGTGGCCAAGCTCGAGGTGGAGGCTCGAGCTGAGACGGCGCGACTCGCCACGCGCGCCATTGAGCTCGGCTTCATGCGCCGGGAGAAGAACAAGCCGAACCCGGTCAAGACGCTCCGGAACATCCAGCAGGCCATCGCGGATGCATTCCGCGTGCCCGTTCGCTGCGGCGAGGGCCGAAACCGAAATCGGCTCTACCCGGACGAGAACCTGGTGGACGTCCAGAACCTCGAGGCGATGGGCATCATCACGGACACGGGCGCCATCTCCACCGGCAAGGGCGTGCTGCGCGAGAGCGGCGACGAAGACCTGATTGCCGTTGCCGACTACCAAGAGTGGTCGGCCGTCATCAACAAGGACATCAAACTCTTCGTCAACGGGATTTTCCACACCCGCTTTGGCTTTGCCAACACCCTGCGCACCACCAGCAGCCGCCCGAACATCCAGAACTTCCGCAAGAAGGCCGGCGTGCGCGAGTGCATCCGCGCGCTTTGGGGCTGCTTCGTCGCCAGCGACTACGTGGGACTCGAGAACGGCACCCTGGCCGAGCTCATCGTGCGCTACACGGGCCGGCGCGGCATGGCGGACCGCATCAGCGCGGGCTTCGACTATCACTGTGAGGTGGGGCGGCAGATTGACCCGCGAGGGCTCGACTACAAGACCTTCAAAGACCTTGTGGACGTCCATGGCGACAAGGCTGCGAAGCTCGCGCGCGGGGCCGCCAAGCCACTGAACTTCGGGCTGCCGGGCAACATGCGGAAGGCCACCACCTTCCAGAGCTACGCTCGGGACGGCTATGGCGTGCGGCTGACGGTCGAGCGGGCGCAAGAGCTCATGGACCTCTGGTGGGCCACGCAGCACGACCAGATGGCCTACCTCGATTTCATCGAGAGTTTCAAGATTGACCCGAGCGACCGATGGAGCCTCTATGCCGTGCCGATTCCCGGAACGGACATCATCCGCCGCGGCGCCACCAGCTGCGCAGCCGCCAACACGGGTTTCCAGGCGCTCGGGATGCAGACCGCGGCTGACGCCCTGTGGTACGTGGTGACGGGCCAGCTCATGGGCACCATCCCTGGCCGCGTCTGCGCCTTCGTCCACGACGAGCTGATTTCGGATTGCAAGCCGCTCGACCGTGACCAGGTTGCATACCACCACAACCGTGGCATGATTGAGGCAGCTGAGGAAAATCTGCCCAACGTCAAGATGGCGGTGGACCACACGGCGATGGACCGGTGGACGAAAGACTTCCCAAAGGAGTGGAAGAAGCACAACAAGGACGGGTCGCTGAACCTGTTCATCGTTCAATGAAAGGAGCCGAAATGTCAGGAATGAAATTCGATGCCAAGAAGCCAGCCAGCTACCTGCTCGCGCACGACGTGGTGCGCTGCGCCCCGGATGACGGGCGCTACGCCCCGGCGGAGATGGACGACGCGGCATTCGTGCTGCGCGCCTGGTGGAACCGAGCAGGTGCGATGGCGCCGCTCTACCTCGCGCCGGCGGACTACTTTGGCGTCGTGAAGATTCTCGAGTTTGGAGCACAGAAGTACGCGCCCCGCAATTGGGAAGTCGGCATCGCCTACAGCCGCATCTTCCGGGCCGCGATGGACCACTACGCGAGGATGCCGGAGCTCGACGTGGAAACGGGCTTGCCGCACCGACACCACTTCTTGTGCTGCTACATGTTCCTAGCCGCCTACACGGCGCGCGGGCTCCACCAGTACGACGACCGTCCCGGTGTCGGCCCCTTCATCGCGCTCGAAAAGGAGGCGACCAATGGAGTTTGATTCAACGGTTGGGTTCGGCGTCGGGTTTCCGTCGCTCGCACCGTTCGAGGCCTACAAGAAAATCCCGCGCCTCCATGGCGACGTGCACGTGACGGAGAAGCTCGACGGCACCAACGCCTGCTTCGAGCTTGCGCAGACGGAGCGCGGTTACCTGGTGGGCGCGTGCTACCGCAACAGGCGGCTGTTCGAGGTTGAGCTGGACCACAGCTACCTGCAATTTGGGCCCGCGCGCTGGGACGCCAAAGGCGACAATGCGGGGTTCGGGCGCTGGGTGCTCGACAACCTCGACGGGCTGCGCCGGCTCGGCTACGGCCGCCACTTCGGCGAGTGGTACGGGCAGGGCATCCAGCGCACCTACGGGCTCGACCACAAGCGCTTCGCGCTGTTCCGTGCGCCCAAGAACGGCGTGCCGGAAGGCTGCCCCGTGTCGGTCGTGCCGGAGCTCGACGTCTGGGGCGAATTCGACACTGGACGTCTGGCCTTGGTTCTGGCAGAATTGAGGCTGTCGGGTTCGCATGCGGCGCCTGGCTTCATGAACCCGGAGGGCATCGTGATTTTTCACGCGCGCTCAGGCCAGCTGTTCAAGTACACGTTCGAGAGCGGTCCGAAGGGCACAACCGACGAATCTGGGCACCAGCTGCCGCTGGAGGAAAAATGACGCTTAAGCAATGGGCCGCATGGGCCTTCGAGAGCGTCACGGGCTGGCGCTGGCACGTGACGATGGCGCGCGGCACGGGCGAGGTCTACATGGACCGTTGGCAGCTGTTGAAAACCCGGCTGCTATCGGTCTACGTCAACCACATCCGTCTGCCGGACGAGGACCCGATGCCGCACAACCACCCGTGGCTCGCGAGCTGGTCGGTCAAGCTGCGCGGCTGGTACAGGGAGGAGACATTCGTGGTCTTCCCCGCGGGGAGCCCGCGCTGTTTGCGCATCTGGGAACTTCGGCGCCCGGGCCGCGTCAGCCGCATTCCCGACATGCATCGCATCGTCGAGCTCTCGCCCGGCGGCGCCTGGACGCTCTTCATCGGATGGCGCTCCGAGCGCCCGTGGGGCTTCATCGACGAGAAGGGCAAGGTCATCCCGTGGCGCGAGCGGGCCAAGCAGCGCGGGCTGCCCACCAGCGCCTTCAGTGGAGGGCAGAATGCCCCGAAAGAGTGAAGAGACCATCGGCAACGTGTGGACGTGCGGCATCGACGGCGGCAAGCCGCCCAAGACGGTCTTTGCCTGCAACCACTTCGCAGTGCCGCACGCCAAGTGGACCACTTTTCGACAGCCGCCCGTCTCGCTCTTCACCCTCGTCATCGCTGAAAAACCCACGGGCGTCATTCGCGAGGACCGCACGCCGGCCAGCGTGGTGTCGCCCGCGGGCTGGGGGATGGCGGGGCTCTTCTCCACGCCGCTGGCGCCCGACGGCATGCGCGTATGGATTCCTGTCGAGGACTGGAAGCGCAAGCTGCTCGGCAGCGCGTGGAACATGAAGAAAGAGAGCGCCTGCCGGAACTTCGTCGAGATGTTCCGGCTGACGGGGCTCGACCCGGAAAACGACGCAGACCAGGACGAGATTGATGCCATCGCCATCGGCGAGGCGGGACAGCGGTTCACAAGAAGGGAGCTCAAGAAATGGCTCGTGAAGTGGTGACGGACGAAACTCTGCGGAAGCTTTGGGCAGAGCACAAGAGCTACAAGGGCGTTGCGCGTGCCGCTGGCATCGACCGGAACAGCGTCCGGCGCCGGCTGCAACGAATGCATATTGTGGCCGCGAACGTCGATGCGTTGACGGAGGCGCAGCCGCCCGTGCCGGAGGGGTTCCACGTCACGCAGCTCACCACGGACGGCGACGGCGTGCCCAAGAGCGTCCAGAGCAAGCCCGACGCGGAGGAAGCGCCGGAGCAGCGCACGCTGCCCGCCGTGCTCGACGGGTTCGAGGTCGACAAGCTCTCGAGCTACGTGAAGGACGGCCAGATTACAGGCCAGTGGATAAAGGCGCGGCGCTCGCCCTACAGCTCGAAGGAGCTGGTGGAGGCCATCGACCGCCATATGGAGGACTACCGCGGCGATGCGCTGCCCGAGCCCCGCGTCATCATCCCGGGCGTCGACCCGAGCTATCGGCTCAATCACTTCGTCTGGGGCGACCCGCACATCGGCCTGCTCGCGCACGCGCGGGAAACGGGCAATAACTTCGACCTGAAAATCGCCACCACGGACCTGCGCCGGAGCGTTGACCTGCTGGTGCGCAAGGCGCCCATCGCGGAAACCGCCGTGCTCTGCGAGGTGGGGGACCTCTGGCACGCGGAGAACGACAAGCAGGTGACGCCGCGCGGTGGCAACAAGCTGGACGTCGATGGGCGCAAGACGAAAATCATGGAGCAGGGCCTCACGTGCCTGCGCTACATGATTGACCGGCTGCTCCAGGTTCACCAGCACGTGGTGGTGGTCATCGTGCCGGGCAACCACGACCCGGACCTTTCGCTCATCACGCGCATCTGGCTCGCCGCCATCTACGAGGGCTCCGACCGGGTCGAAATCCTCGACAACGCGAACCCGTACATGTACTTGCGATGGAACCGCAACCTGTTCATGTACACCCACGGAGACAAGCGCGTCAAGCCTCAGGAGCTCGGGGAAATCATGCTGGTCGACCGCCCGCAGGACATCGGCGAGTGCCCGCACCGGCGCGCGTTCACAGGCCACATCCACCACAAGAACGTCCAGGAATTCCGCTGGGGCCGATGGGAGAGCTTCAACAGCTTGTGCGCGCCGGACTTCTGGCACCACAGCGAGGGCTACCGCTCCGAGCGACTGGTGGAGTGCATCACGTTCCACGAGCGCTTCGGCGAGGAAAGCCGCTGCCGGGTGACGCACCAGGAAATCCGAGATGCGCAATGCGGTATCTAGGCGGCAAAACCAGAATTGCGCGGATGTTGGCGGCTGAGATTGACAAGGTCCGCAGTGGCCGACCTATCTGGGACGCCTTCTGCGGAGGTCTTTCAATGAGTGAGGCGCTATCGGTGAACGGCCATGTGTTCGCGTCCGACGCCTGCGCATCACTCATAGCGCTCTATCAAGCCGTGCGTGCCGGGTGGGAGCCTCCGACCGATGTCTCACGAGAAGAGCACGCCGCAGCACGCAACCTACCCGACAGCGACCCACGAAAAGCCCTCATCGGTTTCGGGTCATCTTTCGGCGGAAGCTACTTCGCGTCATACGCCAGCGGGTTTAATGGGCCTCTTACTTACGCGCAACTAGCCGCCCGCAACGTAAAGAGAGCGGCGCCAGTGCCAACGGATGTGTTCTGGTGTGACTTCCTGGCTGAAGAGCCTTTTGATTCGGGCTTCGTGCTCTATCTGGACCCGCCGTATCGCGGAACAGCAGGATACAAGGCAATCGGCGCGTTCGATACAGAGATGTTTGACGCGAGGGTCCTACAGTGGGCAAAATTTGGACCTGTTTTCGTTTCAGAATACTCCTTCCCGCACGGTAAAGAAGTTTGGTCGAGGACATCGAAAGGGACTTTCGGGCTGAAATCTGGTAAGGTTCACACCGAACGGCTCTTCCTGGTGGGCGGATGAAGCTCTCGTTTTTCACGAACAAGTACGACTCCGAGCCGCAGAATGGCGAGGTGGACTTCGCCGACTTGCCCGATCTCCTGCGAGGCGAGGCCTCCGCCGACAAGGAGACGGCCGCGCTCTGGAGCCCGAGCGATATGCAGGGCGGAAAGACGGAGGGTCACACCAAGAGCGTCGAGGCGCTGGCGCTGGACTTCGACGGCGCCGAGCCGCCATGGGACCAGCTCGCCGCCTGGAACTTCTTCGCGCACACCACGCACAGCCACACGCCCGCCGACCCTCATTGGCGTGTGGTGGTGGAGCTGGCCGAACCGGGCGACCCGAAGACCTGGAAGGCGCAATTCAAGGCCAAGATGGCGATGCACGATTTCGAGATGGACTCGAAATGTTGCAACCCCAATCGGTCGTTTTTCGTGCCTCCGCCGGACGCGGAGTGGCGCGTCAATGACGCGGGCTGGGCCGCCTCGATGCCGACCGTCGCCGCGGCGGAGGCGCAGGAGCATCGTCAGGACTTCGCCGAGAACGTGGACGGGCTGCTCTCGGATGGCGCGCTCTTCTGGCCTGACGTCGAGGCGATGATGCGCTCCATGCCAGCGTCGGTCTCGGGCGACGATGGCCACGGCCGCCTGTTCGACGCCGCGTGCACCCTGCGCTCGAGCTTCCGGCTGACCTTCGAGGCCTCGATGAAGGCGCTTCGAATTTTCAACTCCCGATGCAAGCCCTCTTGGAGCGAGGCAGAGCTGGCCCACAAGGTCGAGCAGGCCGCACACGACCGCCAACACCAGCCGGGCTCTCTCGTGCCGGCGCACGCCAAGGACACGTTGCGGCTCGCCGCGGGCGTCGTGCCGGCGCCTCCGCCCGTCGAACAGCCCGCCATGCTCTGGGTCAGCGCGGCCGCCCTGGTGGGCCAGGTGACGCGGGTGGAGTACCTGTGCAAGGAGCTCGGCATCCGAGACGGACGGCCGTCCCTGTGGACCGCTGACGCCCGCTGCGGCAAGAGCACCCTGGCGGCCTCTGTCGCCCTCGCAGTGGCCTCAGGGCGGCCGCTGTGGGGCAAGCTGAAGGTCGGCAAGGGTGACGTGCTGTACGTGGCGGGAGAGGACCTGGAGGGCGTGGCGCGGACCTGGAAGCGCCTGGCGCTCGACCAGCAGATTTCCATTCCGGACGGATTGCACGTGACGGACATCCTGCGGCTCGCGGGGCCCAAATGCAACTTCGACCATCTGCGTCAGGCGCTGTCAGCCCACAAGCTGGTGATTTTCGACACCTTGCGCTCGCTCTCGCGGGAGGCCGGCGTGGAGGAGAATGACCCGAAGTTCGCGGACGGGCTCTACACGCTCGACAAGGCGGCGGAGGGCACAGGGTGCAACGTCATCGTGCTCCACCACAACAACAAGAGCGGGCGTAGCAACGGCACGGCCGCACTGTTCGGCGCCGCCGGCAACCACATCGAGCTCACTCGTGACGAGGAGACGTGCGTCACCAAGGGGTATGCCGCCGGCACGCGCGACGGTCTCTCCCTCCGCAGCTTCCAGGTGGAGGCCAACCTCAACAGCACGCCGGCCCCGCCGGACGACCCGGATTCGACCGGCATCAAACTGGCCTACTCGGCGCTGGCTGCCACCGACCGCAAGTCAACCCCCAAGGTCGCCCGAATGGCGCACCAGCTCTATGACCGGCTGCAGAAGGCCGACCGTTGGTTGACGCGCGCTGAGCTCATCCACGACGTCGCGGCCAAGCCCGGGGAAATCAACGAAGCGATGTCCTTGCTCGAGGACCGCGTAGGGTTCCAGATGAACGGCAAGTCGCCGCAATACCACTGGAATCCGAAGATGAGCCCGAAGTCATGACAGACGCGCTTTTCGTCGATGCCAAGGGTGTCTACCCGCGACTGCTCGGCGCCGAGCACTGCTGGGACGAGAAGCGTGACGCGCGCACGTACGCCGGGCCCGGGCCCGTGGTGGCGCATCCGCCGTGCCAGCTCTGGACGAACATGGCGGCCGTCAACTTCAAGCGTTACCCCAAAGAGAAGAACAGGCCCGGGAATGACGGCGGCTGCTTCGCCTTCGCGCTCGAGCAGCTGGACCGGTGCGGCGGCGTGCTCGAGCACCCGGCGGGCTCCAAGGCCTTCGCCGCGCACGGCGTGCCGCATCCGGACGGCTGGCGCTGGACGCAGGTTGGCGCGGGCGTGTGGGTGTGCCAGGTCTCGCAGTGTGCCTACGGCCACAAGGCCCGGAAGCGCACGTGGCTCATCTACTGCGGCCGGCGCGCGCCCTTCGAGCTCGACTGGTCGGAGCCTCCCTACACCCACCAGATTGGGCATGATTCCAAGCAGAAGCGCCCCAAACCCTCGCTCAGGAAACGGGAGGCCTGCGCGTCGCCAGAGCGCTTCGCCCGCGAGCTCATCCGCCTTGCGGAATGGTCCGTTGACGATTTTCCTTGACGGCTCGGGCGGGACGGTGCATGCTCTGTGTATGACGTTGACCCAAGCAATCGCCACCGAGTATCGCGGAGAAATCGCCCTCCACACGCAAGACCGCGGTCGAGAGCCTGCCATCTTCGTTGACGCAGATGTCGAACGCGCCTTCGACGAGACGTTCGACACCCGCGAGTGCGAAGGCCACGACAGCGTCACGGCCGGCGATTACGACACCTACCCGCACACCGTCTACTGCGACGGCTCGTGCATCCGCGCCCGTTGGGGCCGCGACTGAGACGGCAGCCCGGCGCAGGGAACAGGGGCTCCATCTGACGAGCGCCGCCCTGCGTCGGGCTATCTCCTCCTGCCTGGCTTCTGGCCCTTCGCCGCGGCGATGAGCTTTTGCTTGAGCTCCAGCTGCTTCTGTTGGTGATACGCAGCCGTGCCCGGTGCCGGCTGCGCCGGCTTCACGCGCGTCAGCATCATCGCCTTTTCGATGGCGTAGTGGAGCGAATCGCTGCAGTGGTCGGCGTAGCTACCGTGGTGGTCGTCGTGGTCTTCGTTCCATGGGATTGTCGAAATCTCCTCGACCAGCGGGTAGCAGTCCTCATAGATGCGCACTTGCCCGCAGCGCAGCATGCCGGCCATCATGAAGATGCGCTCTTGCTTTTGACCGCTCTTCTCGCTCTTCTCGAATGGCAGCCCATATTGCTGGACGAGCTGGCGGATGCCGAAACCCTCCGCGCTGTCGCCCACCAGGTAGCCAGCGCTGTAGGTTTTCATCAAGTCGCGGGTGATGCCCGCAATCTTGGCCAAGCTGTCGCAGACCTCGCGCCGGCTCTCCAGCACGTGGCAAATCATCTCCTCGTAAATCTGGTCCCCCCTCTGCTCGCGATGGAGACTGACCCGCACCACGTTCCAGGCGCACGGGCTCGACTCGCCGAAGTCCAACGAGATGATGGTGAGCCCCATGAGGGGCATCAGCACGCGGCGCTCGACCGTCCCGTTCCACGCGCGCCCGTAGCACAGGCCGTCCGTCGAGAGGCAGAACAACCCGCGGTACTCCCGCATGTACTCCGGCGTGTCCTCCGTCCACCTCTTCTGGTTCCGCTTGCGTTCGAGGTAGGCCGCAGCGTTCGGGATGTGGTGGTTGTCGAGGATGGTAGCCCGGAAGACGGAGAACCCGTGCTTGCTCGGGCCCTCGTTGCCGCCGCAGATGTCGTGCCAGAGCCCGACCGGCGCGTAGCTCGGCGTGCCGCTGCAGATGACGCCGAACCCGCCCCGCCCGTAGAAATCCGCGGTCGCCGGCTCTGCCGCTTCAAAGATGGCGGTTTTGAGCAGGTCTTGGTTCATCGCCCCGCATTCGTCGAAGATGACGCCCGGGTAGCGCTGGCCGCGCAGCTTCTCAATCTCAGGCTTGGTGGACAGCCCCATGCATTGGATGACCACGCCGCGGTCCGTGGTGGCCGTGCCCGTGCTGCGGTTGTAGTCGACTTTGATGCCGTGCGTCTTCTGGAAGCGGTCGAGGATAGGCCACAGGTTGTCCCGGGCCTTCTGCTGGGTGAGGCACACGAAGGGATGGACCTCACCAGGCAGGCCGTCCATTGCGAGCTTGAGCGCGATGTAGGAGGTCTTACCCGAGCGGCGGCCGCAGAGCAGAGCCTTGAGGTCGTTGGTGTCGGCGTCCACCGCGTGCGTCCAGGCCGGCGCTTCGTCGCGCAGGTCGTACGTCGCTTGCAGGTCCTCGAAGGCCCAATCGGTCACAGTCGATTTTCCTTGACAGGCTCAAACGCCGCTGTCATGCTCTGGGTATGAACAGAATCGTTTTCCCTGTTTCCGTCATCAACGCGCCTGTTTCCTCTCACAAGGCCTTCATGGCCGACGTTCTGCGCGACATCAACACGGCAGACGCCGCGCGAGCCTTCTTGCGCATCCTGACGTTTTGGGGTGTGCGCTTCGCGCCCTGAGCTCATTCATCGTCCACGAGCTCGCCGTCCACGGGTGCGGCCGGGAGCGCTCTCTCTTCTGGCGTCAGGGGCACCAGCTTCATGCCCGCGTCTGCGATGTCCTTGAGCATCTGCGCCGGCGGATTTTGGAACAGGTGCTTGCGCACCGCGGGCATGTCGCCATCGTCGGGGATGGTGGCGTTCCAGGGGATGTCACCTTCCTCCTTCATCTGCTCCATGAGGTAGGCCGCCCACTTCGGGTCGCCCGGATGGGGTTTTCCGTCCGCATCCACGTAGCCCGTCGCGGCGACCATGAGGGTGTCGAAAAGCCTGCCCTTGCAGACCGCCAGCGAGCGCCGCGCCGCGTGCGCCAGAGCCCCGTACACACGGTCCGGGTTCGGGTAGAGGCCGCGCTTTATCCAGCCCTGGAGCGTGCGCGGGTTGACGCCGCATGCGTCCGCAGCCGCCGTGATGTTGGGGTACTTCCGGATGGCGCGGCAGAGACGGAGGCAGAGCTCGGGGGAGAGCGCCTCAGCTTTCCGCGACCGCACGGATTTCCGAGTAGGGCGTGAAACGCAGGTTTCGCCCGCCTCGCCTCCAGTCTACGGACCACGCTGGGTTGAAACACACCAGGTCGTGCCGGCGGATGTCCGGGACCTCAGTGCGCTGCAGGTGGTCCTTGCAGCGCGCGCACAGGGTGCGGCCTGCGAACGTAATGCCCTTGCCGACGCTGAGGACCCGTTCCCAGACGGTCGAGACGACACTGCCCTTTCCGTTCTCGCCCATGCCGTCCCGGACGACGCTCTGGGGAAGAATGATTTTGCTGGAGACCTGGCGTGCCATCATGTCGCCATCTTCGACCGTCAAGACCATGTCCAGGATGGCCGTGATTTCCTCGTCCTTGGTGCCGACGTTGTCCACCCGAGCGAGCAGCGCGTTGAAGCTGTTCAGGATGAAGGGCTGGCCGTGCACGAGGGCGGGCATGCCCATCTTTGCGAGGTTCCACAGCACGATATCGCCCTTTCGGAGCTCCGGGATGTCCGGGTGTAGCTGGTCGCCCTTGCCGACGCTGACCACCTCGCCAAAGAACGGACGCGGCTCGATGCCGCCGGGTCCGATGCGGCAGGGCGGCGCGTAGGGCTCTTCCAAGTCCTCTCGCGTCTTGATGACCACCTGGTTGCTGAGAGCTCTCATCGACGTCCCTTCCCTGCGCCCGCGGCGCGGCGCGCCTGGCGCTCCATGGCTGCGGCCTGCGCCACGCTCGCCTTGAAGTCTGCCTCCTGCTTTGCCTTCCGCTGCTGCTCCGGCGTCAGCTTCGAATCGACGCGCGGGCGCTCGCGAAAGCGCCCCTTGGTGTCGCGCTTGACCTCGGGTTCCGGCTCGGGCGCCTTGCCGGCCTTCTTGGCCTTCAGCTGCTTGAGCTCGAGCAGCTGCGAGATAACCGGGTCCTTCTGCACCAGCTTGATGAGCTCTGCGCGGGGCAGCTTGAGCCCCTTCTTGACCGGGTCCCAGTGCTCGGCAGCGACCTTCACCAGCGCCTCTGCCGCGCCAGGGATGTCCGCCAGCGCCGTGCCCACGAGCGCCTTCTTGGCGCCCTCCAGGTTCTTGCCGGTGTCGACGGCCGCCGGCTTCTCGGGTTCCTTTTTCTCGGGCGCCTTCGCCGCCTGCTCCTTCTCGTCGATTTCGCGCAGCTTGCGCCGGTAGAGCTGCTCGGCGGGGCTCATGCCCTTGGCTGCCGCGGCGATGCCCTCTGCGATTTGCTGATAGGTGGTGCCGGGCGGGGCGAGCGCCTCGAGCAGGTCCTTGGCGCTCATGTAGTCGCCCTTGGCGAGCATGCGCTGGAGCTGCAGCACGGGCCCGAGCTCCTTCTTGCCGCGCTCATACATCTCGGCCGTGCGCGCCTCCGCCGCCTTGACTTCCGCCTCTTTCGCGGCGGCTGCTGTCAGCTTGGCGTCCGCCTCTTTCAGCCCTTGCCGCATGGTGCGGAACTTGGCGTCGTTGAGGTCGAGCACCTTCGGGTCGAGCCCGAGTGCCTTCAGCGCGCCGGCCTTGTCGCCCGAGAGGAAAAGCTCCTTGATGCCGGCTAGGTCGCTCGACGCCGAATCTTCGCTCGCGTCGTCCGCATCGTCATCGCCCTCGTCATCGCCGGCATCATCGCCCTCGTCATCGCCCACACCGCCGTCATCGACGGCCGCGTTCCCGCCGGCAGCTGAAGCGCCGCCTTCGCCATCCTCCTTAGACTCTGCGGATTCCACATCATCGGTCGTGCTCTCCATTGCCGCAGCGGCGGCGAGGCTTTCAGCGAAAGCCGTGTCGGGTGTATCAGCCAATTGGGGCTCCTACGGGTGGTGCGGCAGGTGCCGCGGTTTGGTCTGCAAGGCCGGGGAAGATGGCGGCTGCCCCTGCCGCGTCGGTCGAGATGTTGGTGGCCGCCTGCGCGCTCTCCTCGTCCATGAAGTCCGAGCACTCGGCGAGGAACTTGTCGAAGTACTCGAGAATCTCCGGAGGCGCCTCGCGCGTGCGCGCCTGCAGCTGCGCGAGCGAGACCTGGCGCATGGCGCTTGGCAGGTCGAGCCACTCCGTCGGCCCCTGGTAGAAGTTCTCTTCCAGGCGCGCGTCTTCGTCGCTGTGCAACCACTTGTCGATTTGCTTCTCGACCCAGCGCTCCTGTGCGATGATTTGCGAGCTCTTCTCCTGCGTGGCGAAGGTCTCGAGCAGCGAGGCATAGTCGGCGCTCGAGATGAGGCCGTTCTGCAACATCTCGTACGCCTTTTCGGCGCGCGCCTGTGGCGAGTCCTTGTCTTCGCTGACGGCTGCGACCGTGATGGTGTATTTGCTCGCATCGAGGTCCAGGTCGGAGGCCTTGATTTCCTCCGTCTTGTCGCCCCGCGCCCACACGCGCGAAAACTCGGGGCTCTCCTCGAGCAGCTCTTCCAGCGCCTCTACGATGCGCTTGGCCGTGTCCACCGCGCGCACCTGGATGAGCCGGCGCTCCTGGTCCGCGTAGCGCTCTGTAAAGAGCCCCGCGCGTAGCTGCTCGTGTTTGCCGCTGGTGGTGCCGGGCTCGCCCTTCGCCGCGCTGTGCTGTTGGCTCACGCCGGACGTGTCCGCGCAGTAGACCGACAGCCGGTCGACGAAATCCGCCGACATCTGGTTGTACTTGGGGGGCGTGGCGAAGTTCCAGGAGCCCGCCGGCGCGTTTGAGCGAATGATGCTCCAGCCCCGCGCCTCGTCTAGGTCGCCCTCCTTCTCGGCGTTCTCCGGCAGGATGAGCAGACACTGCGGGCTATTCCGCTCGGCCGCGTCCATGTCGCAAAGCATGCGATTTTCGCGCATGGCCATCTCGTAGATGGTGCGCGTCATGGGCGTTCCCCACACGCCATAGAGGGAGCGCTCGAAATCCCACTTCACCCACGGGCCCGTTTTGCGGTCGTAATCGCGGTCGCGCAGGATGGTTGCGTCGCTCTCGAGCACCCACATCTCGCGGCCCATGCAGCCCTTGTACTTGAGGTGCCAGCCTTGAACGAGGCGCACGCCGCGCTTGGGGCGGAGCACGTTCTCATGGCTTTGGTCGGCCATCGTGATAGAGCCGTCGAGGCACGTGCTCTCGGCCGCGTAAATCTCATCCTCGAAATCGGGGAAGTCCGCGGCGAGCTCATCCGCGTCGCGCCAGACTGTGCGGTGTAGGCTGGTGATGCGCCCGAAGCGCCCGCTCACCTCGATGCCGACCGCCAGCGTATCGTCCAGCTCGCACCGAACCCCCTCGTCGCCGGGGAAGAAAAAAATCATGTAGGAGCCCGTCACGTTGATGGCGAGCGTCGCGCCGTGGCGGTGCATCTCGTGGAGCGTCGAGAAGATGCCCTGCGGCTGCTCCACCTCCGCATCGACGAGGCGCCCCATGCGAACGGCCTTGACAGACTCCTGCCAGCCGCCACGGTTCGTCATGAATTGCGCGAGCGGCGTGTCGTTGGCCGTCAGCTTCGCCACCAGCGTCATGCCGGTGGAGCGGATGGTGTTCTTCAGGACGGGCGCGTCCAACGCGTCCCCCCACACGTCCCGGTTGTCGAACTGGTAGCCCGACAGCTCGAAGCTGGTGAGCTCGAGGCCTTCGAACACGCTCGAGTAGGACTTGCACTCCGAGTAGCGCGGCCCGTTGTCCTGGAAGACCTGCCGCGCGTCACGGAGCAGGAGCTGTGCGGCGTCCTCGCTGTTGTCGACCCGATACCACTTTTCGTGCTCGAGGCCGGAGTCCAAATAGTGGCCCATTTTACTTGACAGCCCTCTGGCGGGGCCTTAGGCTCCCACCATGACGTTTCTCATTGGATACCTGGTCGTGGCCGGGCTGTGCATCGCCTTCATTGAAGGATGCCGCAAGCTCAGCTCGAAGTGATGGCGAGAGCTTCCCGTCCGCCCGCGCGTCAGCGCAAGCGGCGTCGAGAATCTCGGCAATCGTGGCGGTCATCTCGCGTTCGAGCCGTGCCAGTAGGCGAGGACGAGCAGACCGGTGTTGGTGGTCAACTCCGTCATGGCGAAGGGCAGGCTGAAGTGGTCGCCCACGACGGCCGTGAACGAACCGGTGTCGCGTGCCGTGCCGCTGCTGTCCTTGTAGACCAGCTGGCACGTGGTGGCCGTGGCGATGGCGACGGCGCCGCTCGTGGCGCACCGCGCCTGCTCGATTTCGGTCGTGAGGTTGACCGGGGAAGCCTGCCCTGCGGCGTAGGGCTTGGAGTAGGGCGGAGAACGGAGGTCGGACTTGCCGGGAAAAGCTGCCATAATTTTTCAGAGCACCAGAAATTCGAGCACGGTTTTGGTGCGCTTCTTCTGGTTGCATTTTCTGCACGCCATGACCACGTTGTCGGGTGCGTTGGCCCCACCACGAGCGAGCGGCGTGCAGTGCTCCAGGTCGGTGGCTCCAGGCTTCAAGCAGTAGGCGCAAAACCCGCCGTCACGCGCTTGAATTTCTCGGATGTCCTGCGAGGTCAAACGCCCGAGCGCGCTGCGCCTCGCTTGATTGTACGCACGCCACTTTTCAGTGTTCTTTCGGTAGTATCGACTGCACGCGCCTGCGTTGTCCGGCTTGAATGCCGGAACGTACGGTTTGACGGGTTTGCCGAAACAATCGAAGCGAATCATGGGTGCAAGTATTGTACCAAAAGTCTGGCGGATGTCAAGCGGAACCGGACGTCGGCCCGTTGGCGATGGAGGAAATGCCCCGCGGGCTGTCGGGGCCCGTCTTCAGAGGCTGTGGCCCGCTCTGCGCCGCGGGAGGCGCGACGGCCATGCTGTTCTTGATGTTGCGCGCCACGCTCGGCCGCCAGATGCCGCCGAGCGCCGGCCCGAGCCGAAACATCTGGTTAAGGTAGCGCAAGCGCTCCCAGCTCGGGCGCTTGGGGCTCTCGGCGATGGCCGTGATGGCGTCCATCTGCAGCTGCTCGAAAATGTCCGGGTGGACCACTTCAATGGCGCGCGCCTGCGGGACGGTCGCTTGCATGGTGGCGAAGTCCTGAACGACCGCGCCAGGGTCCATGATGGCTTCCCAGAGCTTGGCGAACTGCCGAATGCTCTGCAGGTCGGGCGGGATGGCGTGGCGCTGCAGCAAGCTGTTCTCGATGCTCGGCGGCAGGTTCTGCGACAAGTAGGCGAAACCCTGGACCAACCGCTGCGTGAGTCGGAAATGCACGTCCGGCATGGCCTCCGGCAGGTCACCAAGGCTCGTCGCGATGGCGGCCGAGAGCTGCTCGGGCTCCTGCATGGCCGTCACGATTTGCTCGCGCTTCGCCATGAAGGCCTGCGTCATGCTCGGGTAGGTGCCCTGGAACCGAGCGTCGGTGGTCTGCCGCTCGCGCAGCTGCCCCGCGGCCATGACGCCCACAGCGCCGGCTCCCCTGTCTGCAGCGCCCTCGAGAGCCTTGCCGACGCGCCGGGTGCCGTTCACCAGCGTGTTGGCCGTGCTGCGGATGTGGCCCTTGCCGGCCGTGTTGATGTTGCGCAGCGCGCGCTTGGTGGCGACGTACGCCGAGCCCAGCACCGGAACGCCCGTCATCACCAGCTGGTCCATCGCGGCCTCCGCCGCCTCCGCCCTCGTCGCCCGCGGCACCGCGCCCTGAATTTCGTCAGCCTCCGCCAGCACGCGCCGGACCTCTGCCACGTTGGCCTGGAGCCGGTCGAGCTCCTTGGGACTCGTCATGCCCCACTTGCGATGTGCTTCCGCCATCTCCTGGTAGCCGTCGAGCACGGCCGCCAGCTTCTCTTCCGTCAGCCCGCGCCCAATCTTGTCCTTCTCGAGGAAGCTGCGCAGCTTGGCCGGGTCGAACTCGATGATGGGCTTTGCGTCGAATTCCTTGCCCGTCACGCGCGCTAGGTCCGCCTCCGCGACTGGTGCGCCCTGGAACCATCGGTTGTGCCAGGCGCTGTTGACGTCGGCCTGGAAGCGCGCGGCGCGGCCCCACAGGCTCTCATCCTCGAGCCCGCGCCGGATGGTCTCCTGGACGGCGTCCACGACGCTCATCATCTGCTCGTGGTAGACGGCGTCCTGCGCGTTCATCTTCGAGCGCCCGAGCGCCACATGATAGCGTTGCAGGGTGCGCTTGACCTGGTCGGCGGCGATGAAGCGATCCGCTGCCTTGCGGCTCGCCGTCAGTCGTGTTTCCGCGTCATCAAGAAAGCGCTCCAGCTTCTTGGCCATACCGGCCAGCCCCGGCGCGTTCTTGAAATCGGTGGCGTCCGAAGGCTTCAAGCGCAGCGGCCCCTGGTAGACCTCTTTGCCGGTCTGCGCATCGATGACGCGCCCCCACACGTCATCGCGGCCGAGCTCCTGCGCCGCCTGCAGACGATGCCGACCGTCGCGCAGATGCAGCTCGCCGCTATCTTGCACAACGGTGATACCCTGTCGCCCGTCATTGGACGACACGCGCCCTGTCTTGAGAAAGGTCGGGTCTTGCTTGAGCGCCTCGACGCGGGCGATATCGGAAGCGTCTTCGATGGGCAGAGCGTGCAAATCCTCGAGCGTTTTTCCCGAAATGTCCGCACCCCGCGGGCCGCCGCCTTGAATCTCTGCTCGCATGCGCGACAGGTTGTCGAGCTGGTCGTTGACCCAGCGGTCCTGCCCGACGTGCTCCTTGCTCACCAGGTTGGCAATCTTCTGCCGCTTCTTGGAGATGTCCCCGAGGTCTTGGAATTTCGCGCTCGCCTCGTCCAGGTTCTTGCGCGCGCGCTCGGTGGCGGCATTCACCAGGTCGCGGGCGTTGTCCTTGAGGAAGCGGTCTCGCTCGGGCCCGGGCGCGGCCTCCGCCAAGTCGCTGCCGCTCTGCGCGGCCCGCTGCTCTGCGCGCACGAGCACGTTGTCAGCGCCGCCGGCCAGCGCATCCTCGCCTCGCCCCACCATCTTCTGCAGCCCGGCCCCGAGCGCCTTCGGGATGACCCGGCCTGCAATCTCGCCGCCGACGCCGTAGAGCAGGATGTTGCCGACGTCGATGTCTCGGCCCTCTTCGCGCGCGGCGACCTGCTCCGAGGCAAAGCCGGACACGCCGCCCTCCGCCACGATGGAGGCGATGCGAGCCGCCCGAGCCCCGACACCCAGCGCCGGCAGGGCCCCGCCCGTCAGCGCGCCCGCGGCGATGCCCGGCGCAGCACCCGCGAGCTCGGCGCCGAACGCCAGGATGGGGCTGTCTCGGCGAAGCACGCGCCGGCGCGCCTCCGCATCTTCACCCTCTGCGGCGACGAGCCCGAGAGTGGCAGCCTCGCCCGCGAGCTCGAGCGCGCCGATGGCGGTCTGCCCCGCGCTGCCGTACTTCTCGCGTTCGTTGAACTTCGAGATTTCGCTGAGCGTGGCGTACTCCAGGCCCTCGCGCGCAGCGCGGTCGTCCGCCTCCGCCGCCGGGACGGAAAGCAGCTCGCCCGTGATTGGGTCCTTGAGAACCCGGGTTGACTTGTCAACGGTCTGTGGCATAGTGGCTCAAAAGGAGGTCAGGATGAACTGGTTTAGGGTGGAGCTCGACAAGAGCGGCGCGATTCTCAAATGCGAGCAGGTGGAGGCGAAAGAGTCGGGCGGCAGATACGTCCGGTTCATTGAGGCCTCGACCAAAGCAGAGGCATGCAGCGCCGCGAAGGCGTGGCACGAAGCGAAGAAAGCGCGCAATCGCGCGGGCGACAAGGTTCGAGCCGAGCTGCGAAAGAAGCAAGGGCTGTGCCGGAAATGCACCAACCGGGCGCGGCGCGCGGGACTCTGCGAGGCGCACCATGCGGCCGCGATAGCCGCGCAGCGCCGCAGCCGCACCGGCGAGAG